CCTTGATGCCAGATAGGCTTTGAAATCAGCCGTCGGACGCAGGTGAAGTTCAAAGTCGGCATAATCGTCTCGATCGGCAATGAGCCGTTGCGAGTGATGAATTGGCAGATCATTCAGTGAAAAACGCTCACGTCCGAAGGCACGAAGCCGGATGGCCTGTGCCTCGGTGCCGTCGCCTACAACCACACCGAAGCACTCCTTGAAGAAGTCAGCAGCACTGAAGCCTTCAGACAGTGTAAACTTCTCATCCAACATTTTAATCTGCTTGATGCGGTCAAGCGAGTACACCACCAATAGTTGCTCCTGGTGTTTCTTCGACTCAACTGCCATGACCACGTACCACCGTCGGCTGAATAGTTTCAGACAGTATGGGCAGGCAATACTCTCTTTTACCTCGTTTGAACCGTAGCGTGAATATTTCATTTTCACCTTGCGGTTCTTATACATCGCCTCCAGTATCACGTCGAGGTGATTGTCAGCAGATGGTATCTGCTCAATCAGTATTCGTTCGAAGATGCGTTTCTTCTCGTACAGCAGCATACTGATGCTTAGAGAAGAAAGCATCCAGTTCGCCACTGTTTCATCTTTCAGCACCTGCTCATTCAGGATGTAGTATTTGCTGACACCCTTTTTTTTACATTCAATGGCAACGCCGAACATATCCAAAATGGCATCGCGCTGCCTGTTGAATGTTGTTCTTGACAGCGAGACACCTCCGGCCATTTCAGTGTTGCTCCATTTCTCGCTCAGGTCGCGGAAGCTGATAGAGCGAGCTTTCTTAATGGTCTCAACTAGCCATGTATATTGTTTGAATATAAATGAATGTCTCATGTGTCTAAAAACGGAACAGTTTCAGATTTATTTTTTATGTTAATTGCCTTTTGTATAAAGAATTGTAATATTTTTCTACTTCAAATGCTGTATTTGGTATATATTCCGTCTTGTCATCCTCTTCAACTTCCATGATATATCTGACAGGCAGGCAAAAGGGATTGTTATCCTCTGCCTTTTGTCCAAGCAGGTGCCATTTCTGCCGTTCCTGCCTCATAAAATGAGGATGAACTGTTTGCCTTTCTGGGCCATCACTTCCGAGTTGGTACGTCAAACGGACAACCGTTTGCGAACAGATGCAGTCATACAAGATACGGAAAGTTTGCAGTTCCTTCTCAGTTGGGATATTCTCATAGAGAAGGATCGGCTGTTGGTAGTATCTCAGCTGCAGTTGTTCCTTCAGGGACTCACTCATCTCATTGTATATGACACTTCCTTGGTACACATCGATGAACTTCAGGTTCATTAGGATGTTATGGAACAACCGAAGCTCTGAGTTGTTCAACTGACATTTGAACTTCGAGAACGTCGGATCTCTATAGGAAAAGTAGATGGCATGACCGCGCTTCACCCTATTGATGGGCTGTTTGTACCTACTCGCAATGTTCTCTATGTCATTGCGAATCGTATTCCCTGAGGTGACGGGGCGCAGTCCGTCCATCCTCAGTGCCTTATTGACACAATCCATCAGTTGGGTGATGGTATATCCCCGTCTCTCCTGAAGGCATTTGTCAATGATCAGCTCACGCACTCCCGCACTCTTGACATTAGCCATTGTCCTTAATTTACATGTTCAAGGTGCAAAAATAGCATCGAGGTGTACCAAAAAGCGGTACACCTCGACGCATTATTGCATAGAGCACTCCTATAGATTATCTATAGCGTAGGATTGCGGACTAAAAGAGTAGATTTATTTGTTGCTTAGCAGCTCCCCATCGGGAACAACAGCTCTTGTCCGTCTGTCGGAGTCTCCTTGAAATGGTCGTATGACATATCCTGCATTTCCTTGAAGAGTTCTTTCAAGTCCCCTTGATACCCAATGGCTTTGCCCAAAGTCTGCAGGATATGGCCAGTAGCCAATCCCATTGCTGACACTGCCATCAACGGATTCACAGAATCCCCATGTTTTTTGAGAGCTTCAAGAAATGCTTCCTCGATGTCGTAGGCAAGAGGGGCAATCTGCTCGTCGAAAATGTCATTCTCTTTTTTACTCATAACTTCCAGTTTTGAGTGCAAAAGTACTCATTTTCCCTGAGATTTCAGTCTCTTAGAGCCGAAATCTACATGATTCCCCCCAAGGCGACAGGGTAGATGTCATGCTGCGGGAACTTCTCGCAGCCGATATACAGCGTATCGAAGGCATCCGTGCCGTCGGTACGATGTTCCAGCAGATCCTCTTCCGATTCCGGCTGCTTCTCCATTGACTTGTTCTTTCGGAAGCCGTTTCTCCCCCGCTCCACCCCAGCCGACTGGATGGCCAGTATCAGGTCATCATTGTTCTGACGGTTGAAGAACGGCATGAGGCGCTGCTTCCCTGCAAAGCCCTGGTTGATGAGCAGGTACTTCTCATCATGTCGCATAGGATTTCCGAGATATACATCCACGACCTGCCATCCATGCCGTTCAAACTCATGGATGACCACGTATCGGAAATCCTGGTCGTTCACGGCATAGTTCGAGCCGAGCGCCGTAGCATCGTAGTAGAAGATGACCGTCTTGTTCTGATGATAGGCGTAGTACGCACAGAAATCATCGACCAAGGCAGGAATCTTACGCTCGAACTTGACGTAGAAAGACTTGAGAACGTTCAGGCGATTGCCTGACGGCTGACCAGCAACTATCCAGTTGATATTCGCATTGTAGTCCATGCCAATACAAATCGGGGCCAGAGGATTCACATCCTCGTCGGCGCGACTGTCTATGCTACTGCCGAGGGTGGAGAACTGCGACGCTGCTTTGATGTCATAGTTCTGCTGGCTCGTCTCTTTAAGAATCTTGTCGTAGCCCAGCTCGTCCAGATACGCAAAGTTCGAGGCATCATACTTGTGATGTTCCTGCATCGACGAGTAGAAACCGTCGTGTGTGATGCCGATACGCTGACAAAGAATAGAGGTTTGGAACGTCTTCGGTGTCAAGTCACGCTTCATCTGCCGCAGATACTCTTCGCCCAGGAGCTGCAGGTTCTCAATGGTGCTGTACTCCTTATAGTACACCGCCACAGAGCGCATCTTATTTAACGACTGGTCGAGCCATTTCAGATAGCCCTTCAGGTACTGCGGTACCGGCTGATGGGTCTCCTTCATCTTGGCGATGCGCTCCTTTGTTTCCCAAATCTTATAGATGGTGCCCTGAATCGTCTCGATAAGTTGAGGATCCATCTTCTCCCGATAATGCAGAAACCAGGAGCCCTTCTGCGTCTGGGGCATATCGGAGAGTACCATCATCGCATGGTTAAACGAATGATGGCCAAAATACGAGCGAATACCACCGTTGGCAGGCAGCGTCTCGTCCTTCAGCTTATTGTAGTCAATGAACTTGGCCTCGTCTATGAGAAGCCACGAAAGCGTTAGAGAGTTAGAAGAACCAGGGCGGTCCTGAGAGATGATAACTGCTATAGAACCGTTGTAAAACGTGATGACGTGCTCATAGTCAGCAGGCTCAGTAATCGGCTTCCCAAAGGACTTTGGTGGCTTACGGCCCACCACATAGTGGATGCCGTTGAGATAGCCCCAGCGCTTCCATGCTGCCAATAGTCCAGGAATGGTGTTCGTCAAGCCATGCTTGAATGTGGGAACCACGATGCCGCCCGTAGAGCCCGGCATTCGTTGCATGTTACGCAGCACGAATGGCGAGGCGATAGAGTCCGTCTTACCCGTACGACGGCCAGCGACAATGACAGTCGTCTTGGCGCCGATATACTGAGCCATCAACTGAGGTTTGTTGAAGTACACACGCTTCTCATGCTGACGGGCTTCTAAGTCCCATTTTTTGATGAGGTCTGTGTTGGTATGGTTTGATTGTATTGACATAAAAATACCTTTGCTTTTGGGGCAAAGGTATTTGTTATTTATTGTCCTTTAAAGGACAGCCTTATTTGAGATTCATTTATCTTTTCAAGAATTATTCTGTTTTTTCCTTCTCGTCATGCCATAGCAAAATGAAAATATCACTCAGTTGTTGTGAAGAAAAGTATTTTGGCATAGCTTCAAAAAATGCTCCCTTAAATTTAGGCATGCCTGTTATTTGACGTATAAAGAACTTCGTGTTTAGAGTTCTTGGATTGGAGATGTCTTCTTTGTCAGAGTAAGTTAATAGGGTAGATATATTTAACGGTATATCATTTTCTTGATATTGCTTCGATTCACCTACAGTTGTTGGTAAGTTTTCATAATTAATGTGCGGGGCCCTATGTCCTTCATATCTATGTCTTCTTATCCGCTTCATTATTAATTTATCTCCATATTCATTTCCTTCTATCGGTATTATAGTTTTAGCTTCTAATTCCTTTGATGATAATGGAGGGATAGCGAGTACTCTTTGAGAATATACAGTTGACGTATTATACTTTGAAGTACCTTGACCTACACTAACTCCTAATCCTGGGGTACCAAAACTTACACCAACGCCAGAATGAGTCCCTTTCGTTGAAGAATTAGCCATGGGAATATAATATGGCTCAGAATATTCGCCTCGCACTAGAAAAGAGTTTGCTAAATCGAGATAAACAGTATTCTTGGACTTATTTTTAACAACAACTGTAATATTACTTGCTATAATATTATCCCAACTGTTGTGATGTCTTGGACTTCCTTTAAAAGATAATTCAACGTTAGGATCAGCAATAGAAGAATCGTCTGTCGGCCTTAATACGCAATAAAATATACTGGTTGCCTTATCTTTAGACTCCCCATCATACGTTGGAAGAGGCCGATCTTTCCAAGTTTTAAGAACAGATGCGTTTATTTGTTCAGCATTATTTGATGTGTTATTTGATGCAGCTGCCCCAAAGGTATCTTTTTCGCCATTCTCATAATTAATGGTCATTACATCTGATATGCTGATCGTATAAGTTGGACCATTAAGATTGGTGAACTTCTTGTATTTTATATTATCTTCATTGATTTCCTGTACCTTTGAAATGATGGTACTACCATCCTTTTTTACGATAACATCTTGCGCTTGCATGTTTACAAACGCAAAAAGTGCTATCAGCGACAGATAACTGTTTTTCATATTCTTCAAGTTTTAAAACAAATTTTGTGCAAATATACAAACTTATTCTGTATATCCAAGGAAATTTAAAAAAAATATTATTATTCGAATATCGAAATCAGCTTCTCTTTTTTTAATTACTTTCCTTTTCAAAGATTTCTTCAAAGTTCATGTCAGCTTCCTCATACTCGATATTCAGCGTATCAGGGTTAGAAGCACCCAGTTCCTTGGTGAGCTTCTTGATACGTTCGTCGATATTCGGCACGGGATTGATGCCCACGACACGCGGGTCGGTGGTGGGAAAGAACGGCTGCACAACAATCATGTGATACGGTACAGATTGTTCGTCTTCCACGTCAATACGGTTGTATTTGGCATAGGAAGTAGCAGCCTTCTCCATCGTCTTCGTGTCCTTACGCTTCTTAGCCATCTGATACGTCTCGAGTATCATTTCATTGTATCGCCAGCGGTGATAGTCGCGTGAAGCCTCTCCCAAGTTCGGGAGCAGGGACTTCACGATTTTCAGATCTGCGTAGGCAGTGACCTTGCTGATGCCGTACCGCTGCATGATTTCATCGACGAACTGTCGGTCTTTAGCGTCGCAGTTCGCAATGCACCACGTCACCATGTCACGCAGGCGGAGGATGTGTTCCACCTGTGTGATAGCATACTTGGCCTCCAGGTCCTCCTTGGGCGTGTAGAGGTCAGCTCTGGCAATATCTATGATACTTGGTAATGGCATTTACTCGTCGTCCTCCATATCCATGAGGTTCTTCTGAGCGTTCTCCAGCGCCAGAGGACTGCCCACATATGCCAACTGCATCTCCTGATGCAGCAGTTTCACCTTGGAAGCTGCCTTCCCCTTGTGATAGCGTTTGCTGACTTCAGTAGAGCGGTCGGCAATATCCTCGCGGAGCTGCTCGGCGGGGATGTCGAAAAGTACGGCTATATCTGAGATTTTTAGATAGATAGAGGCGTATTGCTCTACTTGATTGAGCATTTCTTCGGTGTAATCTACTGTAGTCATGATGGCTTATTGGTCTTGGATTCTTTGAATGAATAGGTCGTAAAGCGGAACGCTATGATTTTTTATTAAGTCGGTAACCTGGGCATGTAGCGTAGCGAATATGGCCGGATCAGTTGAAATTACAGCTGACTCGTGGCGGTTGCCTCGTGTCAGGTTCTGTGAGGTAATGACTGAGACGGTTTGACCGTTCTCAGCCTGTACCAACAGAATCTTCGAATGGTTGTCAGTGAGAAAAGTGCGCTGAATTACCTGCGTCATGAACGACCATAGCTTCAGCGTTTTGTTCGTGGCCTTATGGTCCAGCACCAAGTTAAACTCGGACACTCTCCCACTCTTCTCGATGAAGAACAGCCTACGAAGAAACTCCTCAGAGATAGAGAATGAAGTCTGCCACACCTTGGCCGTGCCCACCTGTTCCAATATCCATTCAAGTAGGTCTGCCACCTGAACGGCATTGGACAGATAGGCTTGTGAGCTACACTCAGAGAGCGGCTTCACAACGTCGGCCATTGATGCGGTTCGCTTCATTTCTTAGCGGTTTTCTTCCCAGTACGCTTTGTTGTGGCTTTTGCCTTCTTAGGCTTAGCCTCTACAGGAGCGGGCTGTTCTTCCTTTACAGCTGCATCTTCGGTTAATCCTTCAGGATTATCTGAAGTATCAGCAGCTATTTCAATTAAATCTTCGGAATGAACAGAAGTTTCTTCGGTTTCATCAGCCTTACCTTCATCTTTAGGTTCTGGGGCTGCAGCACCCTCAGAAACTGAACTACCTACGATGAAATGGTCATAGATATCCCAGTTCTCAACGCGCTTCTTATCCAGCGCTATGATTTCCTTCAGGAACGGATAACGCTCACTATCCGGACAGGTAGCATCCTCTAAACTGAGCGTACGCAGCTTCAGATGCAGTTCACGCATACGATGCACAATATCCAGGTTCTCTACATAGAGTGCCTGAATCTCTGCAGGTAATTCATCATGGTCAGCACGCTTTCCTGCCTTGAAATCGGCAAATTCCTCAGATTTTGCGGATTCAACATAACCTTCAGAACTGATGGTAACGTCAGGTTTAATGACCTTTTTCACGATTTCATCAACCTGTGACTGCATTTCATTTACCTGGTCTTTCGTCAGCTGCTGCAGACGGAAGTTCAGGTACTTCTGAAGCTGTCCCTTGATGAATTCGGCCTTACCTTTAGGATTCACCGAAATGTTGCGGTACATGATTCGGTTTC